TGTTCTTAAACATCGCATTAGCTTGTTTAAAAGTGAAGCTTCCTTCTTTCGCATCATGATATAAAACACCTTGAATCTGCTTGGCGAATCTAAAATTAGGTTTGCCACCTTTAGATCCACAAAGTCTGAAAGACAAGGCACGTATTTGGCTCCAAGTTGCTGGACCTTCCAGCGTAGCTTGAGGAACTTTAGAGAGATCGAAGTTATCAGCCATTATGTTTACTCCTTTATAGTTTAATTATTTGAAAGCGCTAGACAAAATTTGAACTCGTGGAAAGTCAAGTTGGAGAAACAAATTGTAAAACTTAGCGGTTCCTACGCTTAGTTGCACTTTGTTTACTATCTTTACTTTACAGGATTCATATTTTTCAGTGAACGTCAAATAATTAAGCTAGAAAGGGTAGTAATAGTTATGGATTATGTTTTCGTTCTCTATGAAGAATCCGAAACTGCGCTGGAAGTCCATGTCAACTTGGAGGTGAAAGACGGGCATTGACGACCTTAGACTTTGTAGGTTCTAAAGGTGGTGAGCCTGCTGCTGAAGGAGCCAAGCAGATACAAGATTCTAAAGTTATGATGCGTTAAGGAAGCGTAGTCTATAACTCAAGCTAATGAGATTATTTGATTCAAAAGGCTACTCCTTAGATTTAGCAACGCAACCCAAGCTGATAGGATTAACAAGAGTAGGATCTGGAACACATCGGAACAGAGAGGGTGAGACTCAGAACCTAACAGGTCTGCAAGATTCCATTAATGCCCCAGGGCAGGAGGCATAGCCACCCTCATAGTATATATATGTAGTGGTCAAATGTTTTTATGGAAAGGGGTTGTAAACCAGACTTCTGCGGCTTAATAGACACTAAACCTTATCTGTGGCTATGTATACTTTCAACCTTGGGGGGAAACAGTTCCCAGTTTACAGGTAATAATTCATTTTGTCAAGCTTTATTTTCTTCTTGACAAATAGCTATTATAGCTGTAAACTAGATTCTATGACTGGTTTACTAGAATCCTTAAATAAAAAAAGAGAACTGACCGCTAAACAGCAGTCTTTTCTTGACTTTTTATTAGAAACAAACGGTGATGCTAAACGTGCTGCAAAGTTAGCAGGCTATTCAAGCAACTATTATCAAGTCTTAAAGTCTTTAAAAAATGAAGTCTTGGAGCTTACAACTGATGTTCTTGCGCGATCTGCTCCACAAGCAGCCTTCAAGTTATTAGATATAATGAATGCTGATGGTCCTATTCCACAAGCTACCAATAAACTTCAAGCTGCGCAAACAATATTAGACCGCGTAGGTATTGCAAAGACTGAAAGATTAGACATTAACCACAGAGTAACAGGTGGAATATTCTTAATGCCAGACAAGCAAGAAATAATAATAGAAGCAGAAACAATAGAAGAAGAAGTATGAACAATTACAATGTGTCCTCCTCCCGTAAAATTTAAACCAACAGAAAGAACATACGATAGATTCACTAAAGAACACAAGATTAAACATTATTACATGAAGGCTATGTCCAAACAAAAACTAATAGATTATGTCAACAGCTACAACCCAATACCAAAACGTAGACAGAAATGTATAAAAGAACTAACTAGACGAGGAATAAAAATATAATAATGGAAGACAGTAACTTTGATTTAAAGGATTTTAATAAACACTTTACTTATGTCTCTGACGGAAGAAGAAGAGATCGTTGGCACATAATGAAAAGGAAACCATATCGTGGTGATTGTGAAGATTATGCACTAACTGTTCTATACAATCTAAAGGGCAGAAGCTTATTGCGAATGTTCTTAAGCTTGATTAAACGACAATCAAGAATCAGGCATTGCAAAGTCAACGGCAACGGACACGCAACATTAAAGTATAAAGGTAAATACATAGACAATGGCTATAAGCGTTGGGTTAAAAAGGATACAATGAAAAAGAACGGCTATAAGTTTCATAAGATTCATTATCTACCTTATGTGGTTTTATTAAAGCTTCTTAAAGGTTTTATATTAAAATGACTACTAAACTTTATGTCATACATTCTCGCTTATTTTTTAAAAAGGTCTTTATAAGATTTCTTGATTGGTTGGTTTCATAATAAGAACAAGATGAAAACTAAAATTAAAGAACTTAATAAATCTATGAGAGGTTTGTTTGCTGACGAGTTTATACACAAAGGTAATATAATACTCGTGCTTAAAGGAACTAGTCTACCTATATCAACAAAGACCTCAATACGAATCAGGAATAAGAACATAGAACATTATGAGGGTGGCTACATGAATCATCATTGCGATCCTAACACTAAAATTTTAGTTATAGAGGATATAGAAGAAGGCATCGTGGTTGCAAAGAAAGACATACACAAAGGAGAAGAGATCACCTTTGATTATGAAACGACAGAACCAAGACTCTCGCATCCTTTTCATTGTGCTTGTCATGGAAGATTAATAATAGGAAAGAACTACCATGCTTGAAGTGCCTGAAGGATATATACGTAAAAGAAGCTCAACAATACCGTTTGGCTATGCCTTAGATGAAAATACTAAAGGCTATTTAAAACCTATAAAACTAGAGATAAATGCTCTGAATGAAGTAATAGAAATGGTGCATAATAAGTTCATTAGTCTTGCAGAAGGCACTCACTTATTAGAGTTTCAAACAAACAGAAAACTGTCTCGTATGGGATTAAAAAAACTTGTAGATAAAAAATATGATAAACGACTGGGAAAAAAATCCAAATCTTTACTTGACAGATTCTAAAAACGACTTTATACTAAAGAAAGATGGAACGCCTAAGAAAAAGGCTGGAAGACCTAAAGGCAGTAAGTCAAATTATCATTTTCATACTGCTACTAAAGCAAAGTATGCTGCAAAAAGATCTTTAAGAGAAAAGAAAAAAGTAATAAAGAAACTAGAGTCTAAGCTTAGTAATAAAAAAGAATACTTAAAGAAAACAGAAAAGTCTTTAAAAAAGATTGGTGGTCTAACTGAAGAAAAGGTTATAACACCAAAAGAATTAAAAACTCTTCCAGATGCAGTTCAAAGGCATATTGACGATACAGGAGACAGTATTGCTTTTATGCCGAACGAAGGTCCGCAAACAAATTTCTTGGCTGCTGCAGAAAAAGATGTATTATACGGAGGAGCAGCAGGAGGCGGAAAAAGTTTTGCAATGCTTATAGATCCTCTGCGCTATTGTCACGTTAAAGAACACAGAGCGTTAATTTTAAGAAGGACAATGCCAGAGCTGCGAGAATTAATAGATAAGGCTCGTGAGATATATCCAAAAGCATTTAAAGGAGCCAGATTTAAAGAAGTAGAAAAGATTTGGTATTTTCCTAGCGGAGCAAAAATAGAATTTGGATTCTTAGAACGAGATGCAGATGTTTATCGTTATCAAGGACAAGCATATTCTTGGATAGGATTTGATGAGATTACACATCTTCCCACAGAATTCGGTTGGAACTATTTGGCATCAAGGTTAAGAACAACCAATCCAAATATTAAAACATATTTAAGATGTACGGCAAACCCTGGAGGTGTTGGCGGACATTGGGTAAGAAAAAGATATGTTGAGCCAATAGAACCTGGCAAAAGCTTTAAAGGTTCAGATGGTTTAACAAGAAAATTCATACCAGCTAGATTAACAGATAATCCATATCTAGCAAAAGATGGCGAATACGAAAAAATGTTGATGTCTTTGCCACCAATTCAAAGAAGACAGTTGTTAGAAGGGAATTGGGATATAGCAGAAGGCGCAGCATTTGTAGAATTTAATACAGAACACCATGTTATTACGCCTTTTGATATTCCTATACACTGGGAAAGATTTAAAGGAATTGACTATGGATATGCTTCAGAAAGCTGTTGTTTATGGGGAGCTGTAGATCCCGAAGATAAGACCATCATCATATATAGAGAATTATACAGAAAAGGTCTTACAGGGGAAGCTTTAGCTGAACTTATAACCGAAAGAGAATTTAATGAAGTTAAATCTATTTTAGGTGTTCTTGATACTTCTGCTTGGGCTAAGACAGGATATACTGGTCCAACAATAGGGGAGACTTTGTTGAAAGCAGGACATAAGCTTAGAAGAGCAGATAAAAATAGAATAGCTGGTAAAGTACAAATACACGAACACTTGAAACGTAGAAATCAAATAGGAAGACCTAGATTGCAAATATTTAATACTTGTATAAACTTAATAAAAGAATTACAAGGTATTCCGCTTTCTAAAAAGAATCCTGAAGATGTAGATACAACTGCAGCAGACCATGCATATGATGCTTTGCGTTATATGATTATGAGTAGACCAAGACTAGACGATCCTTTTGATTCTATGATCAGACTTAAACAAAAAATATATGCGCCTTCAGATACAGAATTTGGATATTAGATAAGAAAATAAATAATGGGAATACCAGTATTAGGAACAATAGCAAGAAGCTTACTAACTAGAGGTATTAGACCTACCTTAGTAGAATATGGACAGAAAAGGGTTGCTGCTGCTTCAAGCCAAATTAGCGAAATAAAAGATGCAATAAAAGTACAAGCAAAAAAAGAAGGAATAACATACAACGAAGCCTTAAAAAAGTGGCAAAAAGATAATAAAGTACCTAAGAAACCTGAACGTAGTTATACCGCGACTCAGATAGAACATAAACTAAAACAAGCTAAAAAAAGCAGAACACCTTTTCTTCAGTTTTCTAAAGGCGGTTTAGTTAAATATAAAGAAGTTTCTAAAATAAAATAAAGATGGCAGAACAAGAAAACAATAAAAATACTTTTTTAAATGCTGATAATCTCTACGAAGAAGTAGAAGATGAACAAGGCAAAACTTTAAAATTAGAATACGAGCAATCAAAAAATTTAGTAGGCTTAATCAAGTCTCGTTTTGTTTCTTGTGAAAGCGCAAGGAAAGGAGACGAGGCTCGGTGGTTAGACTCTTATCAAAACTTCAGAGGCTTATATGGTAAAAGAGTTCGCTTCAGAGAAAGTGAAAAATCAAGAGTTTTTATAAAAGTAACTAAGACTAAAACTATTGCTGCTTTTGGACAATTAATAGATGTCTTATTTGGTTCTGGAAAGTTTCCACTATCGATTAAAGAAACTAGAAAGCCAGAAGGCGCTGCAGAAAATGCTCGATTAACTATCAATACACCTACTATTAATATTGAAGGTCCACAAGCAATAGAAGGTGTCGAACTAGAACCAAGCACCGAAACTAATATAAATAACCCCTTCGATGTCGGTTATGACGGTGATGGAAAAGTTCTAATGCCTGGAGCTACTTTTTTAAACGGGCAAAATTTCTTAGGTTCTTTAGAAGATAATTATGTTGATCAAGAAGGAAGAGTAGTTCTTGAAGAAGGAACATCTCCTCTTCCACAGGTTCCAGAAATTCGACCTGCACAAAAAGCTGCAAGACATATGGAACAATTGATTTTTGATCAAATAGAAGAATCTAATGGTATTTCAGAATTAAGGAATGCTTTGTTTGAATCAGCAATGCTAGGAACTGGAATAATAAAAGGACCTTTTAGTTTTAATAAAACATTACATCGTTGGGAAAAAGAAGGAGAAAACAGAGAATA